CGGCCGCGTTTTTTACCTATCAAAGTTTTCCACACCCACCGCGGGAGGCGCCATGTCATCGAAGCCTGCCCTTCGTGCGGTTCGGGATGACGAACTTGCTCCCGAGGTTAAGTACGACTCGGTCGCCGATGCCGCTGAGTCCGGCGATCATCTGGCGCTGCTCGTTGCGATGCGTGACCGGATCGCGGTCGCCGTCTCATCCGACACTTGCCCGCCTCGCGACCTCGCCTCGCTGACCAAGCGACTGGACGACATCGCCAAGGAGATCAGGGAGTTCAAGGTCCAGGCGAAGCAGGAGACCGATGAGCACTCCGAGGCAGCCTCCGACGACGAGTGGTCCACCGAGGCTATCTGAGGTTGCCCGCGAGCTGGTCTTGCCCATCGGCATCACGTCGACGGGCTGGCCGGCGGTGCGTGACAAGCTCCGCGATCTGGGCATCAGGTTCGACCGCTGGCAGGACGGCGTAGGCCGTTGCATTCTGGCGAAGCGCGAGGACGGTCTCTATGCCGCCGGCATCGGTGGCGTGGTGATGTCGATCCCGCGGCAGGTCGGCAAGACGTTCATGATCGGCGCGATTGTGTTCGCGCTCTGCATGCTGATCCCCGGACTGACTGTCATCTGGACGGCACACCGGCTCAAGACCGCGGCCGAGACCTTCCGATCGATGCAGGGGTTCGCCCGTCGGAAGGCCATCAAGCCGTTCATCGAGTCGACCCCGCAGGGTTCCGGCGATGAAGCGATCATGTTCAACAACGGCTCGCGCATCCTGTTCGGTGCCCGTGAACGTGGCTTCGGCCTGGGCTTCTCCGAGGTGGACATCCTCGTGCTCGACGAGGCGCAGCGGCTCACGGAGAAGGCCATGGATGACATGGTCCCGACGACGAACCAGTCCAAGAATCCGCTGATCATCATGACCGGCACCCCGCCGCGTCCGACCGATGCTGGTGAGGTGTTCGCCCGAGCTCGCCGCGAGGCTCTCGACGGAGAGTCCGAAGACACCCTCTACATCGAGATGGGCGCCGACCCCAAGACCGACCCGCTGACCTGGGCCAAGGGCTTCGTCGACTGGGCGCAGGTTGCCCGCGCGAACCCGAGCTTCCCGAAGCGCACACCTCGAGCGGCGATCCTGCGCATGCTCAAGTTCCTCGGACTCGCATCGTTCCGGCGCGAGGGTCTGGGCATCTGGGATGACGGCTCAGCCATCGCTCTCCGCTGGTCGGTCATCACTCAGAAGGCGTGGGCGAACCGCGAGATTCCCGAGTCAGTCATCACGGGCGAACCGTTCTTCGTGCTCGACGTGGCCCCGATGTCCACCTCTGCCTGCATCGTTGCCGCCGGCCAGACGGATGCCGGCCAGACGCAGATCGAGATCACCTCGGACGGCATCACCCTCGACCACCGCGACGGAATCGACTGGGTAGTCCCGCACCTCGCAAGGGTCGGGCAGGAGATCACGGTCCACATCGTCGAGGGCTCGGCTGCTGAGGCGCTGATCCCGGCGCTCCGTGAGGCGGGCGTGACTGTCGAACTGATGAAGCGTTCCGACTATGCGAAGGCGTGTGTCTCGCTGGTGACCCGGCTCGGCACGGACGAGATCGTGCACATCGGACAGCGCAACCTGACCCTCGCCGCTGGCGCGGGTGCGAAACGTAACTCGGACGAGGGCCTGTGGACGTGGGGCCGCATGAAGTCCACCGCAGACATCACCCCGCTCGTTGCTGCAACTGCCGCCGCATGGCTGGCCATCTCGGCAGGTTCCGGTCCGCACATCTGGTGAACGGAGGTCCCATGGAGAACCTCGGAATCACCCTCGTCGTCCTCGGCTGTGCGGCCATCGTCGTGGCCGTCTGGCTGCTCGCGTCGTGGCTGTGGGCGCTGGTCGCGTTCGCCCCCCTGGCCATCACTGCCGGCGCCCTGCTGATCCGAACGGACGCACTCACACCCGAACCGAGCAAGCCAGAAGGGGGTGAGGTGAAGTGAGCCGATTCGCTCCACTAGTCCGCAACTCGCTGGAGAACCCGCTGATCCCGATCTCCTCGCAGGAGGTCGTCAAGTACATCAACGGTGGCGGGCACACCAACGCCGGCCCGTTCGTCAACGAGCAGAAGTCACTCACCATCGCCGCTGTCTGGCGTGCCGTGAACCTGATCGCAGGCACGATCGCGGCGCTGCCCATCCACGCCTACCGTGCAGACGGCGACTCGCGCGTGATGGTCACCAGTGGCCGCGCCGCGACCCTGCTCGCCAATCCCCACCCCGACATGACGCAGTTCGAGCTGATGGAACTGATCACGACCCACGTCCTGCTGTGGGGCAACGCCTACCTGTTCCTCAGCTTCAACATGAAGAACCAGCCGACGCTGATCCCGCTGCACCCGTCGCGCGTGTGGCCGAAACGCACCGAGGCTGGCGACAAGGTCTACACGATCGACGGCATGCCGGGCGAGTTCGTCGATGCCGACATGCGTGGCACCAACGACCGGGCGCGCGTGTTCCACATCCCCGGCTTCGGCTACGACGGACTCAGGGGCCTGTCTGCGATTCAGGCCGCACGTCAGGGTCTCGGCTTGGCGTTGGCCGCTGAGGAGTTCGGCGCCCGCCTGTTCGCGAACGGTGCACTCTCCACCGGCATCGTGACCACCGAGGGCAGCCTCAATGAGAAGCAGATGAAGGCGCTCTCGGCTGAGTGGAAGCAGAAGCGCTCCGGGCTGGACAAGGCGTTCGACACGATCTTCCTCGACGGCGGCCTCAAGTATCAGCAGCTCACGATCCCGCCGGAGGATGCGCAGTTCCTTGAGACGCGCGCCTTCCAGATTGACGAGATCGCGCGCTGGTTCGGCGTGCCCCCGCACATGCTCATGGACGTCGACAAGACGACGAGCTGGGGTAGCGGCATCGAGCAGCAGGGCATCGGCTTCCTGGTCTACACACTGCGGTCCTGGCTGACCCGGTTCGAGCAGCGCTTCACGAAGCTCATCACCCCGGAGCCGGTGTATGCCCGCTTCTCCGTCGAGGGTCTGCTCCGTGGCGACTCGGCTGCCCGCGGCGCCTTCTACAAGCAGATGTGGGACATGGGCGTGTTCTCCACGAACGACATCCGCCGGTTCGAGGAACTGCCCCCCGTTGATGGCGGCGATGTCCGCTACCGCCCGCTCAACATGGGCGGCCTCGGCACCACTGACGGCACCCCCGCCACACCCCCCGAAGGAGCCTGATGAACTACCGCTTCCGCGATTCCATTCCGAAGCCGGGCACCCGTGCGTCGGTCCTCAACTACATGCCCGTGGAGTCTGCCGGCGCAGGCACCGCGATCCTGCGCCTGTACGACCCGATCGACGACTGGGGTGGCGACTGGGGGGTGTCCGCGAAGGAGTTCGCCAACGCACTGGCGACGCTGCCCGCCGACACGACCACCATCGAACTCCACGTCAACTGCCCCGGCGGCGTCGTGTTCGAGGGCGTGACCATCATGAACATGCTCCGCGCCCACACCGCAGAAGTCGTCGTGATCGTGGACGGCATCGCAGCCAGCGCGGCCAGCTTCATCGCCTGCTCTGCCGACACCCTGATCATGGGGCCGCAGTCGCAGTTGATGATCCACGACGCGATGGGGCTCGAGGTCGGCAACGCGGGCGACATGCGCAAGTGTGCCGACCTGCTCGACCGGATCTCCGACAGCATCGCCGAGGTCTACGCGGCGAAGTCTGGCGGCAAGGTGGCCGACTGGCGCACCGCCATGCTCGCCGAGTCCTGGTACTCCGCCGAGGAGGCCGTGGCCGCAGGGCTGGCCGACTCGATCGCACTCGAGGACACCGAGGACCCGCAGGCATTCCTGCCCACCTGTGGCGGGTGCTGCCCCCCCAACTGCACGGGCGGCGATGCGTGCGGACCGGACTGCGGATGTGGCCCCGACTGCTGCTCTGACGGCTGCACCACCAAGCCCGCCGCGAAGAACACCTACCCCGCCCGCCTCGCTGCACACGCAGAGGGTCTGCGCAGGTTCTACGGCCTCGACTGAGGCATCCCCCACCCCCACCCCCAACCACCCGGAAGGCATCAGGCCAACCGGGAAAGCCCGCATGCGGGAAGAAAGGAACAACCGTGTCTGACACGATGACGCTGCTCGCAGAGCGGGCCACCATCTGGGAGCAGATGAAGGCTCTCAACGCCACCGCCCGGAACGCCAACCGGGACTTCGACGGCGAGGAGACCGCATCCTACGAGAAGATGGAGAAGGACCTCGAGAGCCTGACCAACCGCATCGAGCGGGACGAGAAGGAAGCCAAGCTCGACGCCTCCCTGGAGAAGAAGTTCGAGAACCACCCCGGCCTCTACACCGGCACCGGCCCCGTCGACACCGACGACGCCAAGTTCGAGAACGCCTTCAGCCAGTTCCTCCGCTACGGCCTGAACGACATGGAGGGCGAGCCCCGCCAGATCATGCAGGCCCGGTTCGCGCAGGACAGGCGGATCAGCAACGCTGCCGGCGTTGGCACCGGTGTTGCCGGTGGCTTCACCGTCGCCCCGCTGTTCCGTGCGACTGTCATCGAGACCATGAAGTACTACGGTCCGATGCTCGACGAGTCGGAGAACATCACCACCGACACCGGCGCGATCATGAACTGGCCGACGAACGACGACACCGGCAACATGGGCGCGCTGCTCGCTGAGAACGCGACCATCACGGCGCAGGACGTGACCTACGGTCAGGGCCAGCTCGAGGCGTACATGTACACCTCCAAGCTGATCCTCGCGTCGCTGCAGTTCATGCAGGACAGCCCGAACGCGGACACCTGGCTGGCGAAGAAGATCGGCCAGCGTCTCGGCCGCATCCTCAACACCCACGCGACCGTGGGTGTCGGCACCACGCAGCCGGACGGCATCACCGTCCCCGCTGCTGCGGTCACCGGCACCGGCTCCTTCGCGACCACGGGCGGCATCCAGTACACCAACCTGATCGACCTGATGGAGTCGCTTGACCCGGCGTACGGCAACGATCCCAACTGCAAGTGGATGATGCACCAGACGTCCCGCAAGGCGATCCGCAAGCTCGTCGACACCACGGGTCGCCCGATCTGGGAGCCCGCGCTCCAGGCCAACGTGCCCGACACCCTGATCGGCCGCCCCGTGCTGATCAACCCGGACATGGCGACCGTCGCGCAGAACGCCAAGTCGCTCGGGTACGGCTCGATCAAGTCGGCGTACATCGTCCGCGAGACCGCCGGCGTCCAGATCCTCCGGCTCGTCGAGCGCTACGCCGACTCCCTGCAGGTCGGGTTCTTCGGCTTCGCACGGTTCGACGGCACCCTGCAGGACGCGAACGCCTTCAAGACCTTCCAGGTCACCCCGACCGC